GGGGAAGGGAGATGGAGGATAACACTTGTTATTATCGTGGTTGGACTTCGATACCTGCAATGATGTATGATGATATGGTCAATACACATATTTTAGATATGAAAGGTAAGTTTGGTGAAGAACCAAAACTATTTGAAAGTTCTAAACCAGAAGGCACACAAGAGTTCGTAATACATGGCACATCAGCATTATTACATGATCAACTTTTAAAAGGTGAAAAAAGAGAATACAAAGGTCTTGGTTCAAATGTTTTATTTGTTTCTTGGTTACATCCAAATGATAAAGTAAAACCTATTAGTGAACATATGAAAGAATCTTATGATGTTGGTTATTCTGCTGGACCTACTGCATTGAACATTGGTTGTCATGTAGAAAAACCAGAACAAGTTTTTATGATTGGGTGTGATATATTTTCAAACACAAATAAGTTTAATAATATGTACAAAGATACCTTACATTATGAAAGTAAAACAACAGGTGCTGTTCCAACAGAAAATTGGTTAGAACAATATAAGTCAAACTTTATGATATTCTCTGATATAGAGTTTATCAAAGTAAACGAGTTTCCTCTAGGTACAGATAGCGTCAATAAAGAGATAGAGGAATGGTCAGATGCTATCAACATAAATTATATCACACACAAAGATTTAGTTGACAAACTTGACTAAATATGATATAATACTATTATTATATGATGCAATACGTGGATAACAAAAATATACAATAAACATACGGAGAATACAATAAATGTCATTTGAAGCATTAAAAAGAAGTCGAGGTAATTTCGACAAACTAACAAAAGAGTTAGAATCACTTAATAGAACAACTACCACACAATCATCAGGCAAAGACGAACGATTCTGGCGACCAGAACTTGATAAATCAGGCAATGGTTTTGCTATTATTCGTTTCTTACCTGCTGTCGAAGGTGAAGAATTACCTTGGGCAAGATTATGGTCTCATGCCTTTCAAGGCCCAGGTGGTTGGTATATTGAAAACTCTCTTACAACAATGAATAAAAAAGATCCTGTGTCAGAGGATAACAGTCGTCTATGGAATACTGGTTTAGATTCTGATAAAGAGATTGCTCGTAAAAGAAAGAGAAAACTAACTTATTATACTAACGTTCTTGTAGTTTCTGATCCTCAGAATCGAGAGAACGAAGGTCAAGTAAAATTATTCAAATTTGGTAAAAAGATATTTGATAAGATTACTGAAGCGATGCAACCACAATTTGAAGACGAGAAACCTTTAAACCCATTTGATTTCTGGGAAGGTGCAGACTTCAAATTAAAAATCAGAAAAGTAGATGGCTATTGGAACTATGATAAGTCAGAGTTCGCACAAATTAGTCCTGTCGCTGATAATGATGATGAAATACAGAGCGTTTGGAAAAGACAATTTGCTCTTACAGAGTTTTCAGATCCTTCAACATTCAAATCATATGATGAACTCAAAGCAAGATTTGAGAAAGTTGTTTACGGAACTGGAAATACTACCACTGCTGATAAAATTGATACTCCCACAATTGATGATGAAGTATCGGCACCAGTAGTAGAAAAGAAAAGCGAACCGAAACCGTCAGTCGCACCTGTCGAATCAATTGATGATGCTGGTGATGACGACACTATGGATTATTTTTCAAAATTAGTAGAAGAAGACTAATCCAAAATCTCTCCTGTTTCGCTTAGGGTTTGTGTCCTAATTCACACGTGGCGCCCATGGTTAGGCGCCATTTAGGTTTGTTAGTTAATCGGTTATAATACTGCCCTGTCACGGCAGAGTGATGGGTTCGATTCCCATACAGACCGCCATATAAATAGAATTATGGATTTATTTTTTCAAATACTTACACAGTTTGGTTTACCCGTTGCGGCTGCTGTCACAATGGGTGTATTCATTTACATCATTCTCAAATATATTCTAGCAGGTGTTGTTGAACAAGTTGGTGCGATTACAGGTATCATTTCACAATTAGATAATCGAATCAAAACAATGAATCACGATATGATTAAATTAGATTTACTTATTTCACATGCTCTAAATTTAAAACCAGACATGGACAGATTGAGTAGATCAGATGGCAAAGAGGATGCCAGAAAAGACTAATGGACATTGTAGAGATATTAAATCAATATGGTTTTGCTACTCTAGCTGCGATTGCCATGGGTTATTTTATATTCTTTATCTATACCTATGTGACCACACAAATCATTGAAAAATTAGACAACACTATGAAAGTGTTGATTGCTCTTATAGATCGAGTTCGTATGCTGGACAATGACATAATCAGACTGAGATCTAAACTCAATACAGTCTTAGAACTTAAAGAAAACGACAAGAAGAAGACCACAAACATATAAATAATAGTGATATGAGGTCACTAATAATTTTACTACTATTGAGTTCTTGGGCAACTGCTTCCGAACTCACACACAATTTTTCGAATCCATCCTTTTCAGGTAATGGATATTCTACACATGTTCTATCATTAGAACAACTCCGATACAATAGAGAAAATCAAATTAAAGATGATGAGAAATCAGCGGCAGCAGCTGCTGAACGTGATGCAAATAATACTACAATTAACAAGTTTATTAAAAACGTTGAAAGTAGAATTTATGCTAACTTATCAAAACAGTTAGTAGATAATATGTTCGGTACAGCATGTGAAGGTACTTGTCCTACATCTGGCACTGCCGAAGTGGAAGGTTCTACAATCTACTGGGTAAAAGATACAACCACAGAAATAATCACATTAACGATTACACAACCTGATGGCACAACAACTACCATGTCAGTACCAATGGGTGACTTCAATTTCTAATGTTTAAAATAATTCCCATAATATTCTTTACAGTCTTATTAGGTTGTACATCAATGAATAAACCAGAGATGATGACTGGTGAATCTCCATATACAATGGAAACAGATACAATGAAAAGATTACAGAAAATACCAGCATTAGGACAACCAAAAATTACAATCGCAGTTTACGAGTTTACAGACCAAACAGGTCAGAGAAAACCAAATGATAAGTTTAGTCAACTATCAACTGCCGTCACACAAGGACCACAATCGTGGGTAATCAATGCTCTCAAGGCAGTAGGTGGCAGACAAGACCCTTGGTTTACAGTTTTAGAGAGAGAAGGTTTAGACAATCTTGTAAAAGAAAGACAACTCATACGTTCAACAAGAGATTTATATGATGGGCAACAAGATGTGAAAGAAGTATTGAAACCTTTAGTATTTGCAGGTTTATTAGTTGAGGGTGGTATAGTTGGATATGATTCTAATATCACATCAGGTGGTGCTGGTGCAAGATATTTTGGTATCGGTATGAGTGAACAATACCGAACAGACCAAGTCACAGTTTCGCTACGTTTAGTATCTGTACAGACAGGAGAAATCTTGTTAACTGTATCAGCAACAAAAACGATTGCGTCTTACAGTTCAGGAGGCGATGTATTTAGGTTTTTAGACATGAGTACAAAAGCGCTTGAAATAGAAACTGGTGTCGCTACAAACGAGCCAGTAAATTATGCGATCCGAACCACAATCGAACATGCCGTTTATAATATGATTTATGAAGGTATCGATAGTGAGTTTTGGATATTTAAAATAGAGGAGTAATTAATGTACATCAAAATAATATCACTTTTATTGTTTGCCTTACCGGTATGGGCGAATGATATCTATGTGACACAATCTGGTGCTACGTTAGACCTCGACATTACCCAAGACGGACAAAACAATACTGTAGGTAATAGTACAACATCTTCAAGTGTGATTGGTGCTACTACCACTATCGACATTGATCAAGTTGGTAATAGTAATGTTTTGAAATTTGATGTAAACGGAGCAACGTTTACAGGAACATTTAGCACGACTGGTGATTCTAACGATATAGATTTCAATTGTGATAGTGCAGGAAATAATTCTTCATGTGCTACTGCTACTGCCTCCATTGTATGGATTGGTAATAGCAACGATTTAGATATTGATATTGGTGAAACAGCAGACGCCGCTAATGCGACTGTAGGTATAACTGGTGCCTCAGGAAGTGACAGCAACGTAGTTGCTGCTACTGTAGATGGTACATCAGCTATATTAACGTTGGCAGTTAATGGTGATACAAATAATTATTTAATTGACATAAATGGTAATGGTGATGTTAACGGACACACCTTAATTCATACCCATACTGGTTCAATTGCTGATGTAGATATCACTCAAAGTGGTCTATATGATAATATGATAACTTTGACTACAAGTGGTGATAACCATGATATCGACATTATACAAGACGACTAAGTGGATAATACTAGTATTATTCTGTGCTACCTCATTAACCTGGGGTAGCATAGGTAATGTTGACAAACTCAAAGGTAATGGAGTTGTTGACAGAGAAGATGGTGATAATGATATTCAACTTGAAAAAGAATTAGATATATTTTCAAACGACACAATCAAAACAGGTAAAGGTAAAGTTGGTATTCTTTTTATAGATGATACCAGAGTAGATGTCACTGAACATAGTAGATTGATCATTGACGATTTTGTATTTGATCCTAATACTGCAACTGGTACTCTTTCTTTAAAAGCATCTCTTGGTACT